CGCGCCTCCTATCGTTAGAGAAGTTACTACGTCCAGAGCATGTGCTAATTTCGGACTTGTTACTGCATCATCTGTTATTGTAAGAGCAGCAGCTCCTGTTACCTCACCTGTATGTGTTGCATTTGTCACCTTCGCAGTATTAGCAGTTATAGCAGTGTTAATAGAGTTTGCTAGTTTAGCTGTAGTGACTGCATCATCAGCAAGGTCTTCTGTTATAATCGTACCATTCACTAGTTTAGCAGTAGTAATACTGTTATCAGGGATGCTTGCGTTACTTATAGCTCCTGATGCGAACTTGGCTGCGGTTATTGAGCCGTCTGCAATTTTTGCAGTAGTAACTGTATTATCATCGGGTGTTCCAATTGTTACTACACTCTTTGCGTATCTTACTACTTCTATACTTGTAGCATTTGCAGGTGCAGTAGAAAATGTAAGAGTAGTGCCACTTATACTGTAAGTTGCTTTCTCTTGGTATACTCCGTTTAAGTATACTTGTGTATTTGTTTCAAGGCCAGGGTCTGCGCCCATTGTAAAGTCAGTCGCGCTACCATTGCCTGTAAGCTCATCTACAAATATGCCTAAGGGTACAGTACTTGTCATTATTTGAGTAGGGCGGTAGGGGTATACAAACATGTGACTACTGCTTTCTACATATACTAATGGCTGCGATATGCTCGGCTCTGACGCTGTGAGAGCACCCGCTGTAGTAGCATCTAGGTAGTACCATTGTCCTACTGAAAGACCATGAGAAGTTATCTCAAACCTTCCTGACTGTGCTACTGTGAAGGTATTTGCGTCTCCTCTTACTACTACTACACCTAGTGCTAAAGTTGCTCCATCGTTAGCTTGAGCTTTTACCCATGTTGATCCATTATGTCGAATCGCATCCTTTACTTGTAACCCGTGAGTATTCTGTGTTACTTCGGTAGTAGAGCCACCTGCTCCGCCTCCACCAATTTCAATAATATTGTTCGCATTATCACGGACATAGAGTTTCTTATCCGCTGTGTTGACTGCAATTTCGCCCTCAACAAGATCCGAAGTTCCAGGAGCGCCAGCAGTAAACTTGCGTTTTGGCTTAATTACCATTGACATTGCTATCTCCTATTAAGTATATGTGCCGCCGTCTAGAGCATTAGTCCATGAAACTGTGTCGGTCGAAGAAGTGTATAATAAAACCTTATCCGTACTTCCGCCGCCGTCTAGAGCAGAAAGAGTATTTGCCGTATTTGCTACAAGTACGGAACCCTTGGGTGCTGCCCCTAGTCCCGTTCCGCCATCTGCTACTGCGAGGTCTGTGATACCTGTTATTGTTCCGCCCGTAATTGCGACTGCGGCACTCTCTAAGTTAGCTACTAGAGTTGCAACTGCGTAGCCAGCTCCGGCTGTGTTAACTGTAGTAGTAGGAGCTACTGTAAGGTTATTAAAGAGTCTCCACTTTTGATCTGTTGCATCACGGAATAAACCTGTATATTCATCCTGTGAGCCAGTATCATCGTAAAGCCCATAGAATCCAATGTCTAAGGCATCTGATGAAGTATTACCCGTTGCAAGGGATAACATAGAGTCTGCTACGTTTACAGTAGTAGAAGAAACAGTAGTAGTTGAACCGCTTACGGTAAGGTTACCTGAAATTGTGACGTTCGTAGGCAGACCAATAGTAATTTTGTTATTAGATACAGTAGTTTCTACTTCGTTTGTTGTACCTTCAAAAGTAAGAGTGTCTGTGCCTACGGTAACAACATCTGCAGTTCCGCTATCTGCTGCAACTGTAAGCGAGGAGCCTACAACGGCCCAAGACATGTCTCCACTGCCGTTAGTAGTTAGGAACCGACCGTTAACAGGAGCCGCAGGAAGTGTATAAGTTATATCTCCATCAAGAGCGGCTGCTCCTCGTACTGAGGTCGAATTAGACCCATTTGTATTTAACTCGAATAACTTTACGGATCCCTGATTCTTAACCCCTATAGTATCAATACGGTTATCAGCGTCGGTAAGAATAGCACTACTGGCTGTCAATGTTCCTATACTATGATCCAGCATGTTGGTAAAGAACGAGCCGCCTACAAGTTCAGGGGTATTGCCTCCTCCATCAAGATGCCCTATAGCAAGCTTTTTACCGTGTGTTCCCCCGCTACCGTAAGCATAGAACAGCTCACCTTGTGCAACTGCGGTAGGTTTACCATTACCGGTACTACGTTTTATTTTAATTGTTTGAGCCATTGGAACTCCGAGTTATCCTAGTAGGATCCTGCGTCTACTGTATCCGAATCACCTCCAGCTGCTCCCACTATTATGGGAACCCACTGAAATGTGCCTGTACTTGTTTCTCTATAGACTTTTAATTGGTCATCATCTGTATCATACCATGTGTCGCCTTCGGCTACTGTGGATACGCCTGATAATGTAGAACCTGAGGGAGCATTGGCACCTCTAAAGTTCTGGTCTGCTAATTGCTTAAGAGCATCTCTTAAATTAGTAGCTGTGATTGTATTATAAGGAACAACAGTAACATTGGCAGAAGTAATTTGACCTGGAACCTCAAAAGGTACTGCCAAAGTATATGCTTGTACTGTAGTGACGTCATCTACAAGGTTAACACTTATTACGTCTCCTGAAGCAATGACATCTGTGACTGCCTCAGTAATCTCCAAAGTAGTTTGGCTACTCATCGTGTTACCTCTGGAGTTAGAGTCACATCTCCTTGTATTATACGTTTGACAATAGAGTCATTAGCAGTGAAAATCTCTAAATCGTATATGTATTGTCCAGCTGCTACATTCTTACTAGTGTTACCAGGGAGTTGTAGTTTTAAAGCTCCTTGGGCCGCATTAGTAACAGTAACAGTAAACGTAGCAGACACAGACGCAGCGCTATGAGCTGTACGCATCTGTGCCCGGCCTGAATAGTTGGTCAGATTCAGAGCCGTCCCTGCCTGCTTAATAACCAAGTCAAGAGCAAAGTCGGAGCCTTGGTCGATCACTAAGTTGTATGTTCCTGCACTCATGTCTTTTTCTCCATTGTGAAATTATATCCCAAAGGACATACTTAGTCAAGTTTTATTTTTTAAGTGGTGTTACGAGAGCTTACCGATTATTACCCTCGTGGACCCCCCGTCTGTAACTGTAATTTGCTTAGTACCAGAGTTTAATGTTATATTACTAGTGCTCTCCGATGCTAATACTATTTTACCCCCACTAATGGCTGTATTTGCTGTAAAAGCCCCTTGTACCTGATCAAGAGTATTTGAGGCAGTAAGGTCTGTTCCTCCTACAGTAATAGTGCCTCTAAAGCCTGCTGTACCATTTGCATTAAGATAAAAATTCTTTGCATTAATAGATCCATTAGAATTTAAAGTTATGTGGTTATTGCCAGTTGTGTATCCCGTGGAGCTCTGCCCATGTGCAGTACCGGAAAAAATAGCATATTGATTTAGCTGCCAGCCTCCTATTGCTGCAGGTATTGCAACCCAATTACTAGTACCGGTACCGGACGCTCTATACAATTGATTAGGTGCTGTTGTAGCACTTCCATTCGTATCAACCCATAAATCTCCTATAGCAGTCGCAGTCGGAGCAGTATCCTGTCTAAAAAATTTATTCTTACTATTTGCTGCGTTAAGCGCGGTTGTTGCGTTACCATCAGCAGTGTTTGCGGTACTAGCAGCACTGGCGGCGGCAGTAGCAGCTCCGGCGGCGACATTACTTACGCTGTTAACCGTTGTTTCAAGGGGGTGTCCACTTAATGAAATACGGGCAGCACTAATAGTTCCTGTAGTAATTTTTCCGCCATCAATAGTCGTAGTACCACTTGAACCAAAGCTTAACCCATTTCCTGACCCATCTTCTACATTATTTGTCCCGTTAAACCTTACCAACCCTGTAAAATTTGTTGCCGTATAAACGGTAGTACCTAAAGTAACTGCACCAGTGTTTGCCCCATTTGCCGCATCAACTGCTGACTGTTCTATAGACCAGTACACATAGTACATTTTAGAGCCAGAAGTACCTCCACTTGACGTGGGTGCTATTTGATTCCAGTTAGTGGCTCCACTACCTATTACTCCACCGGATAATACTCCAGTACTCCATAAAATACTCACACTAGAAGAAGAGGGAGCAGAAGGTGCGCTTGCTTGCTGGGTGTTATAGTACAAATAACCGCTTGCATTCTTTTTCCCTATTACCCCGTCAGCACCTGGCTGAGAAACTAAAGCAGCAGAAGACCATTCACTATCAGGGATAATATCAGTGGCTCCTGTACCAATAGCAGCAGCCGTTCTCTTATACATATAGGGAGTAGAAAGACTAAGATTAGGAAGCGCTACAGTCCAGCCATTAGAATTTGCAAAACTTGTGGCGCCCGTTGCAAAAGTATAGGTTGTATTACCTATCGGCTTTGTGCTTGCTCCTCCTCCACTCGCGGAAGGCTTAAAAATCTCTACTGTCTTTGAACTAAAACCATCCGAACCAGAAAACTGTGTAGGAGGAGAGGTCCACTCATTATAAGGTATAGTGTCGGAAGTACCAGTACTATTTCCTGTTGCTGCTACTATCCATAGCTTCTCTCCGGCTCCAGGAGTTTGCGGAATTTTATACCAAGCCTCTCCTACTAAAGCAGTACTAGGATTAGTAATAGTTCCTCCCCCTGTGCCAGATAGAGCAACAGTTACAGTAGGAAACGAGCTAGTAGGACTAGCGGGTACCGAAACGCTAGACTTGTATAAGTAAACTAAAGCTGAGGCGGCTCCTGCCTCCCCTTCTTTAATCTTACCAATACTAAGTACAAAAGTTCTCTGTTTAGAAACATTATCAGGGTCTAGTGCCTCCCTTACTTTAACTGTAAAATTAATATTAGTATTACTAAATGCTATAGCTGCGTTATTAGTATGTACAATTTTTGTTAATACACCATTAGTAGCTGCCGTAAATGAAGTTGCAAGCTCCGTAAGTGTATTTACTTGACTAAAACCTGCTCCTGTTACATTTACTTCCGGTGATGAATAGCCGGGAGTTGCTATATTAAGTTGTATATTATCATACACAGTATTTTGAGTATTATCCGACTGATAAGACAACAAAGGTATGTTAGAAGTTACTAGTAAAGCTCTGGTTACATCTTCTAGATTAGGGGTTATATCTAAGTAAGACATTGCGCCTGCACCACCACCTAATTTATAAGTTCCCGCACCACTAGAATCATAGCTAACTGAACCTATTAAAAAGTCTTTTCGGAAGTCTATTTCTAGCTCTTGCTTACTAAGCGTCTGGGAGGAGGCATTCGCAGCAGTCCAAGGCCTGTCTAGGTACATCAAAGTATCACTAACTATATGTGCAATTTTTCCCGCAAAAGCACTGCCTATAGTTACAACCTGGGGTATTTTCAGAGCTAAAAACCCTGAACCTACTATTTGTGAAGAGCCTTGAGTTACGCTTGCAGAAGTTGTAACAGTTGTCCAAATATTTGAGGCGCTAGCAACATACTTTGTTGCATCATACCAGTAGTCAATAGTGCTACCAAAAGTAGTGGAGTCAACCTTTCGAGTTATAACTTTAAGGGCATTAGCGTTAGGAGCTGCTAGACTCAAGGCACTAAAATCCATAAATATATAAGCTATTGCTCCTGCAGGGTAAGCTGAATTTGCTAAGGCCGTACAAGAAAGGGCATAGGTGTCTGGGTCGGCTGAAGTGTTCTCTTTAGCACTTTGTATAGAAGTAAAAGGAGCTGCAATATATGAAGTACCTGAAAATTTAACTGTTCCTTTCTGTGACCCAGTATTTATAGGTTTGTCTATATCTCTAGTGGAGTATCCTCCTTTTACTATTCCTCCTATTCTTTCATGGTTGCCTTCAAATATATCATCTACTGTTATATTAAAAAGAGCTTGGGGAGACCTTCTACCTTTATTACTAATAGTGGTTACTCCAAAGACCTGAGATCCTTGAGGTACCTTTGTAAAGGGAACGGATCTTGCATCCCTAGAAACTCTTGTCCCTGTTAACAGCCCAGAATCATCGCCTAAACTATGCTGTATTTCAAATTCTCCTAAGTGTTCGTACTCTGTAAAAGCTGCTTGAATATCTGGATCTGTCGATTGTACCGCAGGAGGATCCCATTCAAGAGTTAACTCTTCGCCAGGAGAAGTATCCATAGGAGTTCTAAGTACCCTTAAATTAAGAGGTCGTGGAACTTGAACAGTTGCGCCTTCTCGCTGATATAAAACATCAGGAACTGCTAAGTTGAAATCTTGTTCTATTAAATCAAATTTAGTATTGTAATGCTCAACTGCTGTTATGTGATACTCTGTTTTACCTGACTCTTTAATATCTAAGACTTTATAAGGCTTGTAAGAGGCAATAGTAGGTACACCAGTAGTGCTTGTTTCTTTTATAGCCCACACGTCTCCATTAGTAGGAAGAACACTGAAAGCACTACCTAAATCTATAGTATTCTTTCCGTCCGTAGTAGAAATGCTACTAGTATTTAAAAGCCGCTCTTCAACAAGAGTTTGCTCTACATACTGTAAATTTATAGAGCTGCCACTACTGTCAACAGCACTTACAATATTCCTATTAGTAGTATCTTCATTACCGTTATTCGGAATAAGTTGTACAGTGGAGTTCCCAACTGTAGCGTGGGTTACCTCTTCACCCCTACTGAAAGTGGTAGTAGTCCCCCCAGAATTAGCTATAGTTGCTGTATTCTGGTTAAGGACTATTGTTTTTTTAGAGAGAATGGCACATATAGTATAATCGAACGAACCCGAAAGATGGCTAGAAATATCTCTGTCAATAGTAATAGCTGAACTTGTGCAAGAGCTTACTCGCCCACTAAAAGGCACTCTATAGTCAGTCTCATCTTGTATATTTACTATATCTCCAGGAGAAAGAAAAGCAGCATTAATTCCTGTCTTAAACGATACTATCTCTGTCTGATTAACTGCGGTCCAAAGCTTCCATCTTCCATAGCGTATTGCCTGGCCCTCAGAAGTACATCCAAAAGCTACTGCCTTCTCACTTTTTATAGATTTTGTTTTAAGTATGTTTTCTCTATCCTCAATTATAAGAGGCTCTAATTTGTATTCGTTTTCTGGGTTATTCCAGCTAACAACAATTTGATTAGCTCGAGTCTTACTACCTGTCGACTGATAATCAAAAGCTCCATCAATAACATTAGATCGGCTGAACGTATATATAGGCTCTTTTGGTTCGTCCATGGACGCAAAAAACTGAGAGTTAGACCAGTATAGGATGCCCCTAAATACAGTGGCAAAGTCCTTTAGTATTTTATAGGCATCTGTAGCCTTAGTAAGGTATATATTCGATCTAAACCTAGGCTCAGTACCACCCTTACCATCAGGGACTAGTTCATCACAGTATTTTGCTACTTTATATAAAGAAAACTTATCAATATCACTTTCTTTCAAGTGGTCGCCAAGACCATATCTATCGTTAGTACATATATCATAAAAAACCCATGCTGGGTTATCTGTATAATGTTTTTCTTGCCTAAAGTTACCGTCCCACAAAACAGGGGAAGTCATCCCATTTATAAAGGCTCTCTCCTGGCGCTCACTATTCCTAGTATACTTTGCGTTGAACCCATCATTTTCTTCTCGAGTTATGTAATTCGAAGGAACTTTTACTTTCATACCAAAGCATTCATATGACCTAGTGGGGCTTGTCTGAAAAGTTTTTGAGCTAAATACCGTATTTGCATATGCGGTATACGGAAAAGTTAGCTTCTCTTTTATAACTCCAAGTGCTTGTGTTAATTGAGACTCATAAACTCCAGTAATGTGTTTTTCTTCCCCGCCACTTGCCTGATCAAATGCGCTCCCTTCAGAGCTTCTTAAGTTGGAGTCTATACCACCACCACCGTCGGCAGGAGTACCAAATCTTCCTTCCGTAGTGTAGTCGTCACTTTTATTCTTAGTTAGCCTAGATATTCTGAACTTAAACGCGGTAAAAGGCTTTAACGCTTCTAAGTTAATTTTTATTTCTTGTGAAAAAGAGGATTTTCTTCGTTGTTTAGTCGTCCATACAGCAGTATCTGTTGTACCATCTCCATTACTATCAAACATACCCGATTGATTTGACGACCCTGGCTCTACAACTTTGAAGGCCCCAAATCCCGACCCTTCGTTTAGTGACATCTCTATTAGATATGCAACTCCTGCTGTGTACGTGGAGCTTGATCTGTCTACGATTAGGTAGCACCCCTGAGGGTAGTTAATTATAAACTTTACTTCATCAATTAGGGCTGCTTGAGCACCGGTAGCAGTAACAGTTGTATAATTTTCATTAGCAGGAACAAATTTGACCAAATTTTGATTCAGTATAGGAAGAGAAGTAGAACTTGTGCCTACTCCTTCCAATGTAGTTAGTGCTCTTTGCTCTAAAGTTCCTGGGTTAAACCTAACTCCTGATTTATTATGTTTTTCATTCGTGTTATACAGGCCTGTCCTACTAGTAGCAAAATGATCGGGGGATGTAAGCAAAAACTTAAAAGTTCCTGATATAGAAGAGTTGTTTTTAAGATTAACTGAATCCGTTCCTACAGACTCTATTTCTAGAAATAGGTCAGAAGTTAAAGTATTAATTACAGGGTTACTTGCATCTGTAGTTAGGTCCGATTCTTGAAATACGGCCCCTCCCGTTGCAGGATACATCAGGGCCGCCGTTTGAGCAGCTATATCAGTAGTATTGCAGGTTATATTAAAAAAGCTTAAGCCCCCAGAGCTACGAAAGTTAAAAAGTCTTTTTCCATGCGCAGCTTTTAAGCTCTGGTTGTCTGTGTTAAAAGAACTATCAAAGCTAAACCCGCTTAGTCTTGTAATACTACCTGACCATACGCCAGCCAAAGCTTCAGGACGGTTAAACGAGGTTAGTTTTACATTGGTAGAAGTTGCGTCATAAACTAATAAAAAACGAGTTCCCTCGTCTCCTAGGGTTGGAGTAAACTCTTGGCCATTTTTCGTAACAGTAGCAGTTTTACTTCCTGCAGTAAGGGTAACTTCAGTAACAGCATTACTATAAACGGCCTCATCATCTGAATCTATCGGATCATTATTTAAAAATACACTTGCAGTTCCATTCACCAGACCTCCTATAGGCCCTTCTGAGATTATATCAGTTACAAGTATGGTTTGCTCTGTTGAAACACCGACAGTGTTGCCCAATACATCGTTCTGGGCGGAAAATACTCGTCTGTCTAGTGCACTAATTGATTTTAATGGCATTACGCGCTCCCTGTTTGAGACGCCCCGTCTCTAGTCATATATGCAGTTCTATATACGTTACTTTGAACTCCTGCAACCTCAAAGTTAACTGGCTGTCCAGGCACACGTAATTTTCCGTATAAAACAGGAATAGGATCTCCTTCTACTATGTTTTGCTGGTTTCCATTGAAAAGATAGTTTTGCTCTTGGTCTCCATCAACAGCAGGGTCGGGTGCCATCATTTGCATAATCCCCGTCATACCTAAGTTTACAGCAAGAGCTCCAAGTCCTAATTGAATGGTGCCTACATTACTTGCCATAAATCCTGCCATACCCCCCACCTGGGCTCCGGATATTCCTGATCCTGCCATGATCGCCCCCGGATTCATCGCTGTTATTATGGCAGGCATAGCTACAGCAAGGGCAATTAGTGCGATTGCTGCAAGTATTTTTCCACCCCCAGATTTTGAGCCTGCGGGTAGAGGAGTAATAGTTACGTCTCCTTCTTTTAAATTCATTAAAAGCTCTTCAGTATAGTCTATTTTACTGTTTGCTACATCAATCTCGAAACCTACACTTTCTTCGTGACATTTAATTAAGTACTGCTTAAAAGAAGGATGATTGCACTCTATGCACCTTAGTACATCCGACACTTTAGGGGCATTCACTTGAAAACCTGTCCCAAACCTTTCTCCCATTTCTCCTTCTAAATACACATTACGCATCATATCGATAAGCTCCTTCTAAATATTTGCACCACAAAGGGTATAGGCTCTCTCTACAGGAAAGCCTGTTTACTGCATGGTGGTAAAAACAGTCATTGCCGACATACACGCCACAATGGTTCCCAACCGATGCTTTTACATTAAATACTAGAACATCGTTTTCCCGTAGCTCTGATAAAGGTACAGGTACATGGTTCCATTCTATTATTAATTCGGGGGTAAAATACTCTATACCCTTCTCCCACCAGTCGTCTTCAAAAGGCGCTCTAGTAGGTATGTTAATATTCCTGTGCGCTAAGTAGTCACGGGTGGCTTCAAAACAATCTCTTACTCCGAACTCGTACTCTCTTCCATATAGGTCAATTACGCTTTTTATAGGCTCAACTATATTTAACTCCATATCCGGATAGCTGTAGATATGATATGGTACGCCTAAAGCATTACAATATTTTGTATCTGCGTCACTTGGCTCTGCCGAAGCATCTGGATGGCTGTGTACAATTGCTACTATATCTGTTGTTCTTTTTAACTTAAGATACTCTTGAGAATCTATTATAAAGTCTTCTTCGTCTTCTGCAATATTGGTACAAGGAAACCATCTTTTTTTGCCTTTCACTATCGCTATAACACCACATCCCTCTCGAGGGTACTCGTCTGCAAAATGTTGCTGTATATCATCAAACATTATCTAAACTTTTTACTCCCTGGAAAGCCTCCAAAAGGTAAGCCGATGGTACTATCAGTCTCTGAATGGGGTACACCATCTACGTCGTAAGCAGATCCTTCTATTTTTGGCTGGCCTTGGTACCTTATCTTACAAGAATTAAGTAGCTTACCGCAAGCATCTCCGCGTACCCATACTCTAGTATTAGTAGCAGGTTCTATATTTGTGCTGGGTGCTATTGCTCTCCAGATAGTATTACCACGTTTTACATAAGGATTTTGGCGTGCGTCAATAGAGTGTAGTGTGTAGGCAGTACTAGTTGACCATTCAGTATAAGTTCTAACTAGCTGCCACTTTGGGTTTTGTGAGCTAGGTGTTACTCCTTGGACTGTACCTTCTGCACGATATATAAAGTTGGGGCTGCTGAACTTTAGTTGGACTCCGCTTGCTATGCTTTGGGCACTACTTAGCTTAACGTAAGTACCAGAAGTCTGTACTACAGTTACATTACTAGGGACGCCTGTCCCGGAGACTATAAAACCAAGCTCTATGTTAGTATTTGTATTATTTGGAGCTAGTACGACATTAACTGAGCTATTAACTGCACCACTTACAGTCGCGAAATAATCAGTTGTAGAAGATACATATTCCCCTGCTACATAAGTAACTCCTGCTGCATAAACGGCCTTCCACATAGCGTTTGTAGAGTTTGAGGGAAAATAACTAGCGAGTACCAGAGGCTCGTCATCAAAGGTAAAATAAAAGCTATAGCCTAAACCGCTTTTGGTGTATTGATTATTTAGTGCCCAACTGCAGGCACTTTGTGTTACTGAATCCTCTGCTCCTTGATAGACCCAGGGACAGTATTTTCCTATAACTTGCCTATTTGGTACTCGTATTCCTCCGATGTCTGCGGGAGAGGCAAGTTCTAGCGAAACAAAAATAGGATTCTTAGACGCGACTCTATCAATTATAAAAGTTTCTGTATCAAACTCTACAGCGGTAACGCCACTCCCTGTATATTTCTCTAAAGTTCTTCTTCTTGTTAGCCTTTGCCCTATTAGATCGTCTAAAGTAAAGCCAGAAGCAGATACGAGTTCGTCATCTACTGTACCATCCCAAGTTCCATCTTCCATCTGAGTTTTGAAGGCACTTCCTGTTTTAAGTATACTTTCAACATTAGCAATAGTAAGGGTGGGGCGATTCATTGCACCGCCTGTTTTTTTCTCTATATCATCTAGTTCTATAGGCAAAGTAGTATAGGTATTGCCATCAAATATTATGTCTTTGTTAGCAGTAGCTGCATCCAAATCTTTAGCCGCATGAAAATACAGTACATTATTACTTCCAGTACCTATTGTCATCTCAAATAGCTCAATTAAAGGACTTGCAATTTCTAAGTCTTGGGAGTCGGATACTATTAGGTTTGTCATGGTTCATAAACTCTATTAAAGGTTGCAGTAACACTCGAGCCTAGTAACTCTGTGTATGTTTGTTGCCAAGTAGCACATACTACTTTTACTGTTTTCTCATTGGGGTTGATAAAGCTTAAAGCCGTACCTGAATTAAAAGCTTTTGCTCCGCTTAGCTCAAGAGTAGTACCAGAAATACTAACTACAGTTACGGATTGACCAAGTACAGTAGCTCCGGGAGTTATATCTAAGTTATTTGTCGAAGAAGTTAAAGATATCGTAGTAGTAGAGCCGGGAGCTCCAGTAGTGACTGCAGTGGCACTACTAGTGGAATTAGTATCTGGCAGTGTAAAATTAAAAGAAGTTACTCCTTTATTAGCGGTGAAAAAAGAAATAATATCATCTGCTGCAGCCTTCCCTCTGTTTGCGAAACCAACAGAGTAAGTCTCTGCTATGGAGTTCAGCCCATCTGCAACTCTTTGTTGATACCCATCTCCAAACTGTGCGGTTCTTACTGCAGGAGTAGAAGACCTAGATACGTTTTTATCGGGCAGAACTTTTGAACTAGTTATAGCTGGTACTGTGAAACCTAATGACATTATGCTACTCCGTACGGATTCAGTATACCACCTGATCTCTTTTGATACTGTAATTCTTCTTGCACTGCGGCAGCGACCATCTCTCCAAGCCGTTTTGATTGCTCACCGTTTGAAGAAGTCTCCTGCTTTGCACCACCCTGACCATCCATAGAAACGTTTACAGTTACCATGTTATTCTGACCAGCCTGACCCCCTAAGTCGACAGGTATAGACCTATTATTAGGAAGAGGTACTACTGCCTCTGTTCCGTGAAGTATTGCAGGATAGCCTGCGTCTCTACCAGTAGCGACCCCGCCTGAGGAGTAGTTTTTACTTTTAGCTACGCCACCGTATCGCAGTTTCTCTACTCCGTTTGACATTACTCCGCCGTCTTTCTTTCCGGTTATTCCTATAAAGTCACCAAAAGTACTGCCTCCTAAAGCAGTTTCTAAAAGCTTAACAACAAGTAGTTTTGTTATGATTTGTGCTAAAGACTTAAGAATTCCCATTGCCATGTCTTTAAAAGCTTCTTTCGCACTCTTAGTTCCTTGAACTATAGCATCAAAAGCACTTGCTAAGTTATTAGACAAGGATTCTCCTAATACATCTCCTACCTGCCCTATGGCTGTCATGTCTTTTTTAGCTTGGGCATTCCCCGCCTTCTGAACCGCAATTTTAGCCTTTGTGACTTCAATTTCGCCGTTAAGTTTTTCGATGGCGCCTGAATCTGTATTTTTAGAAAGATCAGTTTCCAGCGACGTCAGCGTCATACGTTGCTCTTGTAGCGTATTATTTAAAGTACGTAAAGCGATCAATTTCTCTTCAAAGTCTATTCGCAACTTCATCTGCGCTGCTACAATAGCAGGCGCTCTCCCGGCATCTCTTTTATCATTGCCTAAATCAATAGTATCTAATTTTACGTTTTGTTTAGCAGCTATAAGGTTTTCTAAG